CGCTTGTGTATACGGCGGTTCCGCTTCCAGATTTGGAGCTCTGCTCGACTGCATCACCGGCATACGTATTGATCCCGTTGCGGTCAACGTACGCTGTTTGCTGAACCGAATCGGGAAGAGAAAATAGAGCCAGCGGTGGCGGCGCTGACGTGGAGGATTTGCCAAACAAGCTAGTGATGCTTGAGATCAGCCCGCCCAGTCCCGCTATGCTGCTGAGTCCGCCACTCAATGCATTGGATACTCCACCGGAAGCAGCTTGAGACAGCAGCTTCTCGAAGGCTGTGGTGCTGGACGAGGATGCTGGTGCGCCGTTACTCGACGGCCCTCCAAATCGAATGCTTTGAACCTTTTCACTAGCACCGATCGATACGGTTTTCAGACCGGCTGACAAGGCGGATAACGAACTAGAACCCGTGCTTGCGCTGCCACTGGTAACGGTTAGTGATTTGATAAAGCTCGACAAACTCAGGTTGGCCGAGCTTGTCCGGCTAAGTTGACTAATTATGCTCGAAAGCCCGCTATTGCTTTTGCTCACGTTGATTCTCCATTCGCCACGCTCGCTCCAGAACAAGCAGCGCGTCTACTGACCTCGCTTCCATCGACCAAGGCACGCCGCCTCCCAGTGCTTTCCATGCAAAGAACTCCTCCAGCCGCGCCATGCTCTCCGGCGTGATGAGCGACTTAGGACAATTTGTCGCCAAAATGCCGGCACGGGCCCAAACGACCCGTCCGCCCTCTGGCGTTTCATGCGCCCATGCGCAATTTCTGATTTGCACCAGGCCGCTTGACCGGCAAACATCGCAATTCCACGCGGCTGGCGAAGAATATTGAAAATGGAATGCGATTAGTAGTTTTTTGTTTCTTGCTCCGATAGATGCAGATGGGCAACGATGGCCTCTGCAATCTCCTCGCTTAGATGTTCGGGACCTTTTTCTATGAGCATTTCAGGAGTCGCTGCGCTTCCATCAATGGTCAGACCTTCAATCTGCGCCAGTCCCCACTCCAGGTACAGACGCCGGGCCAAGAGCTCGCCTAAGGCCACGTGCAACTGCTCTTGCGTGTCTCCTCCCCGCAGAAAATCATTCTTCAACGTGAGTTCGCGAATCTGCCTCGTAAGCTCGATTCGCTGCGCTAGAGAAATTCGCCGCATTGCGAAGCGCACGCCTTTACACGCCGTGCTTTCACGCCATAAGAGGCTCGAATAGTTTTGGATGTCAGGCAAAGGCAACATAGATTTCGTCATCGGCAACGCCGTGCGCCAGGTTGTTCTTGAATTGCCACTGCAGTCTTGCAGCGCCGTCGTCGTACGCTGGTATCTCTGGCACAACTGAGGCTAAGTAAATACCCATGATTTGTCCCTGCTGCTGCCCCAACTGCAGCATGGCGCTGACGGGTGTCCTTTGTTTGGCAGCTACATACAGTAAAGATGTCTGAGCATCGTCTTCCACCAGAACCGTAAACGTCGAACTTACTTGTCTGGGGCCGGGCGTCATGCCCAGCGGATAAGAGCTTCCAAACTCGAAGCTACGAAGCTCAATATTGTTCTTAATGGCGACAGCCGCTTCTGTCAGCGTGAAAAACTGCGAAGGACCCGCACCCAGCCATGCCTGGCCAAGATTTCCCGGAACGATTGAGTGATCAAAGTTGCCGAGCGGCGGCTCTGTCGGGAAGCTGCTTAGACCCGCGCTGCCGGATTGGAAACTGGCGGAGTCAAGTAGATTGGCACATGGACCGCTAAATTGCAGCTCATGGAAATCGCCGTTTACCGCAACGCCAAAAACGTCTATCGCGGCTCCGGTGACAATTCGGCTCACCGTTGTAACGGGATCCCAATAGTCGTACAGAGTGACACTCGGCAATACAGTTGCCAGCCCGTAACTGATGGTCGTCGAGAGTGGCGCATTGACCTCCGGCGTCACGGAAAAAGGTGCATTCAGCACCAAAGAAGTTGCGGAGGGGGCACCGGTTATGAAGCGGATCTCGTTGTAATAGGAAATGGCGGAGCCAATCGAAAGCCCATGCGCGGCGGTCGTTTCCAAGGCGCTGCCGCTTTGCGCGGCCGCTACCGTGAGGCTGCCCGCGATCTGAGGAACTGCGCCCATTGCCGCCTGAACTAACGGACCATAGCCGGGTTGCTCTGAGCCATCCCATGACGTCAGATACGTTTTGGTCTCAAATGCCGATTTTCGGCGCGAGCTGCTGGCAAAGCCCAAAAAAGTACGCGAGCCGGTTTTATCCCGCCGATGTCCGGCCTCCAGCACCTGCTGGGCCTCTAAACGTACCGCCGGATAACGATGAGCCGCAGTAAGTTGTGCAGCTTGGCCGTAACTTGCTTCGATAGCGGCGTAGAACCGATTCTGATTGGAAGATATATAGGTCGCCATGATTCTAGTTTTGACTTACGTTTAATATGCAAGTCACCTTAGCTGATTGCGAGAACCCCAGACCACCCGCCTTTGGCGGTTGGAATTGAACCTCGTAAGCGCCCGAAAAATAAAAACCGTCATTTAGGCTTCCGGCATTCTGCCGGTAAATTTCGGTGACCGCCTCCACGTAGAAGTGAATCCAACGGTCCGTATCCGTGACCAGATTTCCGCTCGCCCAGACTTCCGTAACTACGGATACAGTTCCCGACAGTGATCTGAATTTTTCAATGTGCGTATTTTTGACTGCATTGCTGTAAAGACATATACGGGGATATGTAAGTTGAATGTTTTTGTCACCGATATCTGGCGTTGCGGAGCTCAACACCACCTGATCTGCAGTCAGGAGTGGTACATTGACGCTCGCGATTTCTGCGATTCCTGCAAGTTGCTGTTGAAGAGCATTGTTGCTGACTAGCAGATCCGCCATCTTCTGGCTGGCGAGAATTGTGACTGGAATGGGCATAGCTAGCCTCGCAGGATTCTCCTGCTTAATCCGACATAGAAATTGGGTTGCTGTCCGTTCAGGGGAGCAACGCCGGAAACAATTCCTCGGTTGGGCAGTTGCCAGGCGGAACCCAGTTGCAGCGGTGTACCGTTCTGCAGAACAAGATTCGCGTTCGCTGTATTTCCGTAAACGTTCCAGCCCACTGCCCCGGCCGGCGGCTTGGCCCCTTCCGGGGTGGGAGTCACCGTCACGCTGGAAAGGTCCGTCAGAAGCTGCCCGTTCACCGGACTGGCAGCGCTTTCGTTCCCCTGTTTATCAACCCATGTAGTTTGAACGAAGAATGATCCGGCTAGTATGCTTCCCGCGCCGATTACCACGTGCGGCATCGCCGGCTTAGGCAATGGATCGTATACGATTCCTAAGCCCGACATGAAAACCAGGTCGGCTGCATCGCGCGATTGCTGCCGATATTCTGTCCACTTCCCCTGAAATCTGGTGTTGAGCTGCACGTTGTACGCTTCGGCGAAGAACCTCGACAGCGAATCGAAGCACATCCACCGATATAGTGTCGGCGTGACCACAACCGTCGAGAGCCCAAGATTTCGTCTTTGCAAATATTGAGGGTCCGAAGCTCCGGCGTTCAGGAGCCATAGCATCAGCTTGTCGCTGATGGCATTCATAGCCAAATTGATCTTGGTATCGACGTCGATTGCGTGAGTTGTCGAGACCTGTATCAGCGAGCCTTCGAATTGCAGGAGATCGTCCAGGTTGACGATATCCGGGTCAGTGAACAAAGCCATGCTGAGTGATCCCTATCTGCCGTTACCGGCCGGGTCAACGCCCCTCTTCGACGCGGTAGGTGCTTTCAGATCCGCATCTGAGATGATCGCCACCTGCACGCGTCGCGCCAGCTCCGCCTTTTCAGCCGCCGTTTTGGCAAGGGCCTGTTCTTCCAGGTACTGCTGCTTTTCAGCAGGGCTGGCCAGCACAGCACAGCCTTCAACAATCATTTTTGCGGCGACCGGGCGTGAGACTTCAGACAGTACGCCGGCTTTTCCGCCATCTGTTGTTTCTAGGCTGATAACAACCGGGTATCTGTCGCTAAGTCCGGCTTCAACTTCGTGAATTTTTCGGTAGTATTGTTTAACGTCCATGAAGTAATCTCCTCACACAATGAAAAGGAGCCGCGCTGAGGCGGCTCCTTAAGCAGATTCACAGTAAGATACTCTTGACTAAGTGTTCACCTGCACGGCGAAGTTGTTACGAAGAACACCGCAACCGTACAACACGTCTACCGTAAACTGCTGCGCTAGCGTATTCGGCTGGTAGCTCATAACTACACGCAATCCGAAGTTACCCATCTCCGCATATTCCGCCACTGCGCCTGTGCCCGGAAGCGGTTGCGGTAGGCGGCGCACAACTAGACCCATCGCGTCCCGGCTAAACGCCAGGCTGTGATTAGTTGGTGTCGCTCCGCCGGTGACTGGCACAAATTGTGAACGGAAGATGAAGAAGTCTTTCATCTTTCCAACGTTTCCTTCCACCAGCGCCTTCAGCCCTGCCTCGCCGGCCGAGTAGTACTCGCTGAAGCGAGGAATCTGCCGAATCTGCGAATAAGTGCCCGAATCGACCACGAGATATTTCGGCATGCTCGCCGGAACCATCGCGGAAAACAGTGCGGTTTCGGCTGTATCAATCGTCGCTTCGGTGATCGCGCTTCCTGCCGTCCCCACCGGCGTGTTCGCCGTAAATTGTCCGTATAAATTCAGCAGATCGTGTTCCACCCGCTGGGCGATAGCGATAACAGCCGGTTGCATATACGCCTTCAGCAACTCCGGAAATGCCAGCGCTTTTGTGACGTCTGGAATCTGGAAGGTTGCTTCCGCATGCGTATTCAACGCGATCTGTGCGTTACCTAAACTTGCGTTTTGCGGCGAGACGGTTCCGCCTTCCGCGATGTTGTTGGCGACCAGCACAGGGGGAATCGGCACGTTGACAGTGTCGCCGGCGTGCGCCAGAACAGGCTCGTAATCCCGATTCACCAGGTTCCCCATGATCAGATTGCCCATCAAAGCCGGCAAGGCATCCGCAGCCACCAGCTTCACAATCGCATTTGCCAGGTTGGCAGATGTAATGATTGACATAACTCTCCTAAATAAAAATGGCG